TACTCGGCTCTGGGTGTTACCAATCGTGCGTATATTCAACGTGCTGATGTTGATTTGACAGCTCTCACAGCCAGCTTGACTCGCCCCACAGGTGACCCTGCTAATGGCACATACTGGTTGGATTCTGGTATCAGTACCTGGGGTATTTTTGAGTGGAACCAGGCCACAGCAACCTTTACCAATCAGATTCCTGCAGTGATCACCGATGTTACTGAGGTAGTAGGCGGCAACGGTGTCGATCCCATTGCTGACAATACGCCAGTGGCATCATATGGCAGTATTGGCGACTATGCAATCACAGCAATTGATCAGTATGTGTTTGGTTACTATAAAAACTACAACAATGAATGGTACCAAATTGGAAGCAACGGCTGGAAAACCTCATGGCCCACACTGGTAGGTGCCAATGCTCCTACCACGCTGACAGTTGGTGCAAACATGTTTATCAATGACAACTTGGTCACAGTTGGTGCTACCAACACTGTGGCAGGACTTGTGGCAGTAATTAATGCTGCTGCTATCACAGGTGTTACAGCTCGCAACGTATCAAATCAGTTGTACCTGTACGCTGATTCCACTGCGGCAAACGACGGCTCAACCCTCAGCAACAATGGTCTGATCACTGTTGATCCAGGAACTGTTGGCGGTGCAGCATTGTTGACAGCTTTGGGAATTGTCACTGGTGAATATGCAGCACCTGATTACTTTCCTGGATACAGTTACGAACAACCACGTTGGAGAACCACTGATACCGATGGCGGTCGTCCCACAGGTTCTGTATGGCAAAATATCAGCAGCGCCAACAACGGCATGAACTTGAGTGTCAAATCATACAGCACTGCTCTTGGTGTTTTTGTGTCACAAAATTGCCCAGTTTATTCTGGAGATACAACTGCTATCTATGGTCTAGACCCATCGGGCGGCGGAAGAAATATTCCAGTTGGCACTACTTATGCGGTGTATGATTCAAGCTTCTACAGTACTACACCACTCAACACATTTGCTTTCCTCCTGCTTGAAAGATATGCAGTTGGTGCCCTGGAAGTTACAGGAACCACTACGCCCACAGGACTAGCATTTACTGTGGGCAATAGCTTTGTTGTTGCAGCAACCGAAGCAGGAACCGTCACCCCCAACACCGGCACGGTCACAATTGGCGGAACAGGAACAGTGGCTGACTTTATTGCAGCAGTTTCAGCAGCTGGTGTACCTTTTGTGTCAGCCAGTGTCAACACTGCTGGAAACATTGTGTTCACACACAGCCAAGGTGGATCAATTGGTTTAGTTCCTGTAACAGGCACGCCGTTGACCGCTGCCGGATTTACATTGTCTACCACTAAAGTAAGACGGAGTGTTTCAAGTTCAACTCAACTGTCATTGAGTAACTTTGTGACCACACCACTGTTCACATATACCACCAGCGACACTGCACCTGATCAAGATCCGACCACTGGTCGCTTATGGTACTACAGCTCAGTGAGTGATGCTGATATCCTGATTCAGGACAACGGAATCTGGCAAGGTTACCAAAACGTAACCAATGACGTTCGCGGCTATGACTTGACATTGTGCAACGCAGCCGGACCAATCATAAGTGCGTCGGCTCCTGTCACCCAAACTGACACAGCCGAATCTCCCCTGGCCTACGGTGACTTGTGGATTGACACCAGCGATCTTGAAAACTATCCCAAACTGTATCGTTGGCAAGCAGTCAGCGGCACCGATCAATGGGTAGAAGTTGACACCACTGACCAGGTATCGCAAAGCGGTATCTTGTTTGCAGATGCTCGTTGGGCACCAAACGGTACCACAGATTGTGTAGCAGATCCGTTCCCAAGCATTGTGAGCCTGTTGACCAGCAACTATCTTGATGTTGATGCTCCTGATCCTGCCTTGTACCCACAAGGCATGTTGTTGTTCAACACACGCCGTTCAGGTTACAATGTCAAGAGTTTCCAGGGCAACTACTTCAATACCACATCTACTGCGTTTGCAATTGATGCGTACTCTGCTACCACAGCATACTTGTACAATGATTTTGTAAACTACGACAATGCTGTGTATGTTTGCGTTCTGGCTACCACAGCTGGTATTGTACCAACCAATGGCACATACTGGGATCTGTTGAACACCAACACCTGGCTCACAGCCAGTGGCAACAAAACAAATGGCAGCATGTGGTCCGGCCGCCTGGCACAACGTCAATTGATTGTGGAAGCACTCAAGGCCGGCATTGACACCAGCGCCGCAGCACGTGAAGAACAAAATCAATTCAACTTGATTTCAACACCTGCGTATCCTGAACTGACACCAAACATGATTGCACTCAGCAACGAGCGCAACAACACCTTGTTTGTGGTTGGTGATACTCCAATGAGACTTGGACCTGATGGCAACAGCTTGGTAGCTTTTGCTACCAACAACAACGGACTTGGCCTGGTCACAGAAGATGGCAACTCAGCTACCAGTAACTATTGTGGCGTGTTCTATCCGTCTTGCCGTACAACAGACCTTGGTGGCAATTCAGTTGTTCAACCACCGAGCCACATGATGGTTCGTACAATTCTGCGCAGTGATGCTGCCAGCTATCCATGGTTTGCACCAGCTGGTACACGTCGCGGTGTGATTGACAATGCCAGTGCAATTGGTTATATCAATGCTGCAACAGGTGAGTTTGAACAGATTGGTGTGAGTCAAAGTGTTCGCGACATCTTGTATGAACGCAATATCAATCCAATTACGTTTATCCCTGGTGTTGGTATCACAAACTTTGGCAACAAGACCAGTACAGTAACAACCACTGCACTTGATCGTATCAACGTGGCCCGACTGGTTGCATTCTTGCGTGGACGTCTAGAAGAGATTGGTAAATTGTACTTGTTTGAGCCAAATGATCAGATCACACGCAATGAGATCACTAATACTTGCAACAGCCTGATGATTGACTTGGTTGCCAAGCGAGCCATCTATGACTACCTGGTGGTTTGCGATGGCAGCAACAATACACCTGCTCGAATTGACAGAAACGAACTGTATGTTGATATTGCTATTGAACCTGTCAAGGCAATTGAATTTATTTACATTCCGTTGCGCATCAAGAACACTGGCGAAATTGCTGGCGGATCCGGCGGATAATAATGAAACAGGTGACTGATTTTTCAGTCACCTTTTCAGGTAAATAAACATATAGGAGATTACAAATGGCAGTTTCATCATTACAGCGCATGACAGTACCACTAGCTAGCGATCAAAGCGCCAGCGCACAGGGCCTGTTGATGCCCAAACTCAAATATCGCTTTAGAGTGATGTTTGAAAACTTCGGCGTTTCAAAACCCACAACAGAATTAACCAAACAAGTGGTCAGCGTTGCTAGACCCAACTTGACATTTGAAGAAATCACATTACCGATCTACAACTCAACACTGAAGTTGGCCGGTCGCCATTCCTGGGCAGACGTTGCTTGTTCGGTGCGCGATGATGCATCAAACAGTGTTTCCAAGCTGATTGGCGAACAAATGCAAAAGCAAATGGACTTTTTGGAAATGGCAAGTGCTGCTTCAGGTATCGACTACAAGTTCCTGACCAAGATTGAAATACTGGACGGCGGCAACGGCGCTGCAACACCTGTGGTACTGGAAGCCTGGGAATTGTACGGTTGCTACCTAAAAGGTGCTGACTACGGCGAATTGAACTATGGCACCAATGAAGGTGTTACAGTCAACATGACCATTGCGTATGACAATGCTGCACAACTTGGACCCAACAGTCTAGACATCAGCGGTATTGGTGGCGTGATTGGCAGAACCATCGGCGACGTTGTGACAGGTGCTGGCCAAGGCGCATAATAATGCCAACATTTGGCCAAGAATTCTTCAAGGGATTCACCGCGGCGGATAGCTTGCGTGATTACACTCACGCAAGCAAAACCTTTACCACCAACGCATACGAACTCAAACCCAGGTTCAAGTTTCTTTTTCACGTGAGCTTCACGTTGAACACCGCTGAAATACCTGCACTGAGTCAGCTGGCAGGTGTGAATCAAATTACCAGTCTCAGTTATCTTGTGAAAACAGTGGACCTGCCCAAGTACACCATTGCGACCGAAACACTCAATCAGTACAATCGCAAGAGAGTGGTACAGACCAAGATCAACTATGACCCTGTTACTGTGACGTTTCATGACGACGGCGGGGACAATTCGCGTAACCTGTGGTACAACTACTACAGCTACTACTACAAAGACCCCAGCCAAAATTATCTAGCACCCAACAGTCAAAACGGCAGCATGGGCGCCAGCGCCAACATGCAAAAAGGATTTGGCTACAACGACAGAGACATCTACAACGACACCAGAATTGGTGATGTCAACGACTGGGGCTATGTGGGCGAAAGCTACAATGACGGCGGCAGTTCAGAGTCAGGCAAGCCACCTTTTTTCAAAGACATCAGAATCTACGGCATGGACCAACACAAAACAGCCGAGTATGTGTTGATAAATCCTGTCATCAGCAACTTTAGTCACGATCAATACAACTACAGCGAAGGCGCTGGCGTCATGCAAAACAGCATGACCATAGCGTATGAAACTGTGAAATACTATTCAGGTGCTGTGGGCAATCAACGACCCGACGCCAATGTTGAGGGCTTTGCTGATCCTGCACACTACGATCAAACTCTGAGTCCAATCAGCCGCCCAGGATCCCGAGCCACAGTGTTTGGTCAAGGCGGATTGCTGGATGCAGGAGGTGGTATCTTGGAAGATTTACAAAGCGGCGGCGTGTTAGGACTTATTGGTGCAGCACAAAAAGCAGGCACAGCCTACAACACATTCAAGGGCAAGAATATTGCCAGCTCAGCCATAAGCGAAGCAACTGCACTGGGCACAAATGCCATCCGAGGTTCATTGCCGGGCGCAGTTAGATCTGTACCAGGCCGCTCAACTGGCATGTTCTTCCCAACACCACAAACACCACCAACTAACACAAGATAATCATGGCCAGTATCAACTACGAAAACACCAATCTAGATCAAACAGTACGAGTGTTTGATGCATTTTATGAATATGACGTGGATGTTCCTGCGGCCGAATATGATGTGGTCAACAGTTTTTTCAAGTCGACCATGACCACAAGACTGGCAGCAGACAACTTTACTGTGAGTCTGTTCAAGGTGGCACAAGACACAAAAATTCCAGCCCTGACCTTGTTGCAGGGATTCGAAGGCACATCTGGCATGAATCTCAATGTTAGCATGGCCTATTACCTGAACACTATCAGAAACCGTGCTACCTTGCTGGGCGTGGGTGTGCCTGTGACTGCAAACTTTTACGCTGCCAGAAACGTGGTTCAATAAAGGTTAGGCATGTATGGCTAACTTTTCAAAAGGCATTTTTCAAGTGAGAAATGCAAAAAAATATGTAGGCAATCGACCCCCAACCTGGCGCAGCAGCTGGGAACAGGTGTTCATGACATTCCTGGACAACAACGACAATGTGCTGCAATGGGGTTCGGAGTGTGTGGCAATTCCGTACCGTCATCCACTTGACGGCAAAATGCACAGATATTTTCCGGACTTTTTGATCACTTATCGCACCAGAGAAAATACCATGCGAGCAGAACTGATTGAAATCAAACCCAAAAATCAAAGCGTAATCGAAAGCAAAATGAACAGTCGTGATCGCACTGTGATAGCCATCAACTATGCCAAATGGGCTGCGGCCACTGCCTGGTGCAAAACACAAGGGCTGACCTTCAGAGTTATCACGGAAAACGACATCTTTCATCAGGGCAGCAAACGATAATGCCCGGCTGTGAAGCCACTAAATAGGGTATGACACGAAAACTTGAAGAGCTGTTTGATCTCCCACCATCTGCGGCAGAAATAGACGCTGAAGTTCCTGCCATCACAGTCAACCAAGCATTGCTAGCAGAACTTGATCTCACCATTGACAAGGTTGACAATGCACTTCCAGCAGTGCGTGGACTAGATGCCACTGACGCCGAAATGGATGAGCTGAGTGACATGGCCAAGGGCAGCTACAAAGATCTCATGGATCTTGGCATGCAGATAGACAGCCGCTTTGCCAGCGAAATCTTTGGGGTGGCCAGCAACATGCTGGGCCATGCCATCACAGCAAAAACAGCCAAACTGGACAAAAAACTTAAAATGATTGACCTGCAGATGAAAAAAATGCGACTGGATCAACAACAACAAGCACTGGATTCCAAGGTCGCGGAGTCAGGTCTAGTGCCTACTCAAACTGCGGAAGGCATGGTTCTAAGCCGCAACGATCTGCTGAATCGCATTCTTGGTAAAGACCAAATTGCTGAAAAAGAATAAATATACAACAGGATACCGAATATGAAAAAACCATTTGCCAGATACCTAGCCGAAAGCGAACGCACCTACAACTACCGTATCAAGGTGGTAGGCGATGTACCCGCAGGCTTTTTTAAACAGCTCAAAGACAAGTGCAACCAGTTTGACATTGTCAAAATGTCTGACGCAAAAACTGCACCAGTGCGCCGAGCAGTTCCGGACTTTCCGGCTTTTCCCAATCAGCCCATGAGTCTAGTTGATGTGGAGTTTCGATACCCAGCTATTGAACCACAGATCAAACAACTGGCACAATTGCTGGGC